TTCTCGGGATCGCCCTCGAACTCATGGAGCTTCAGCTTTAGGTAGTTAGCACCAATGAGCAAGTTCTGGTATGGATCGTGAGGATCAAGTCTTTTCCCTAAGTCCTTGTTCACATCACGGATCGCAGCTCTCCTGACTTGTGAGCTACCAATAGCCCCAGATGAATAGTCTTCTGGGTGCATCGCGCTACTTTCCTTGAGGACGATAGCAGCGAACAGTGCAGGTGGTATACCAGCTTCGAGTGCTGCCCGTTTAGCCATTCTCAGTGTGGCATTCTGCTCCTTGGATAGCTTGTCGAGGTCTTCAGGTTTCATGTCAATCTCCTAGTTCATCGAGATACTTCCCAAGTGGGCTGGCTGCACGTGACCTCTTGGTAGGTCGAGCTCCTTTCGGTAATGCCTTACCGGGGAATGCCGAGTGCAGCAGTGCTTTAGATCGTTCATCCAACCTCTGTACTGCTGCCTCGTGCTCAGGCGAGTCATCGAACTCATCCATATAGCCATTTGGATTCTCCTTGCGCCATATGCGATAGGCTTTCGCGTTCTCCTGATCGTACAGGCCACGGTTCTTCAGCATGTTCGCCTTGTTGATCAGAGACTGCGGATTGTCATTCACATCAGGAGTGATCATCGGTATCAGTGCGCTCTCCATGTTCGATACCGCACCCTGACCTTGGAAGTAAGTCTTCCTGAATGAGAGCTGTATCTTCATCGCATGAGCAGCCATTTCCTTCGCCGCCCTCACGTCTTCGTCGCTTCCTGTAGCCTTGCGGATCAGATCACTGAAGTTGGCTATCCCGACCTGTCCGAAGTCACCGATCTTGGCCCCATGCTCGAGTGCTGAACCAAGTGCGGGCCAGAACCCAGCCCTATCGAGTATCCCGAAGGCATTGGGATTGGCCTTGGCTATTTGAATCATGGAGTCAGCAGAGGTCTCGAGATCATGCCCAGCTTTGGCAGCAGAGAATACGCCAGCCCGGTTCTCGCTCTCAGTCTTGGCCTCATGCCCTCCGAGTGCAATGGCCTGAGCCTTCTTCTGCTCACGTACTTCCTCGGATACTGGTAGCTTTCCTGCCTGAGCCGCTTCACGGGTATCCTGACCACCCTGTTCTGTACGTGCCTGACCGGGACGACCTCCAGTAGTAGGAGCACGACCAAGTTTCTCGAGGAACTCCTGCCCCCAGCCCTCATCCTGAGCCTTGAGGTAGGCATCGTAGTCAGATAGCCGCATCTTGTACGTGTTACCACCTATGACGATATCCTCCTGCTTCTGGCGAGGTGGAGTCACATCCTCATACTGCATGGTATCGATGTTGAGTACCCTCTGCCCATCGTCCGACATCTTGTACTTATTGCGGCCCGACTGGATCGACTCGCGGATCGCAGTGCCGAGCTTGGGATTGAACAGGGAGATCGCAGCCATCCTGTCTTCAGTGATATTGGTTAACCCACCCCCACCTCCACCTAACCTACCCCCACCTTGAGTGGAACCCACCCCTCCTCCACCACCACCACCACCTCCAGTCAGCATAGCCATCGCTGCATCGTCCTTGAGGTTAGCGGCCTGTAGCTTGGCGAGGTTGAGCTGTTGCTGTGCGACCAGCGATTGGTTCCTGATCTGCTGCTGGTTGTAATCTTGGTACGATCCGATGGCATTGCCGAGACCTGTGGCGAACTGACCACCAAGATTAGGTGCAAGGAACCCACGGGACAGGGCCAGCAGACTACCAGATGCCCCACCGATCTTGCCTTGCAGGTCATTGAGTATCCTCTCCTGCTTGGCCTCGAGTTCTGCCTTCTTCCTCTGGTACTCCTGCATGATCGTAGCCATCTCGTTGGGCTGCTGCTTGATTGGCTGCGCTGCGATTGCACTCGGAGTAGCTGGTACTGGAGCTGCCGGAGCTGCTGCCACAGGTAATGCGCCACCCTGCTCTGCACCCGGACTCATGGACAGAGCTTCCTTCATGCCGATAGGAGCCAGCCCACCCTGACCTTGAGGTTGAGCTGCTTGCTCGAGAGGCGATGGTTGCTCTGCCTGTACTGGCTGGGTAGTCAGTTGCTCAGGACTCCCACCTGCCATCTGAGCTTGGAGTGCTTGCTGTTGCTCTGGAGTCATGCCCTGATCAGGCGGAGGAGGCATAGCAGCTTCCAGTGGACTAGCACCAACAGGAGCAGGAGGTTGTCCGGGCTGTGGTTGTCCGGGTGGAGGCACGAAGTTCTGGAGTATCTTGGCTATGGTTGGCCCGAAGTCAGTGACATCCGTGTCCACCGGAGACCGCACATTCTCCGCCGTAGACAGCGCACTCTCCGCCGGAGACGGTACACTCTCTGTCGGAGGCTGTACGCTCCCCAGCGCAGAAGGAGCAACATCTGGAGTCTTGATCTCGGCTTGGCTTGCTTGGCTCTTGGCGATCATCTGACCGAGTTGATCCTGCATCCCACCCAAGTCCTCTGGCTTATTGAGATCACCCTGACTCATCTTGCTCTTCAGGATCATGGCCTTGAGCTGGGCATCCATGTCAGGCCCGACCTCTGGAGTCTCGGCAGCAGGGACAGCAGCGATATCATCAGGCATCTCTGGAGCAGCAGCTTGCTCAGTTCCGGCAGTCAGCTCATCACCTTCACGGATAGGACGTGCGACAGCTTCAGGCTCAGGGATTTGCCCCATCTGAGCAGCCTGATCGATCCCACCCTGCATACGATCCATGAGAGCCTTGGTTCGTGCATCCTGAGTAGCCTCGAACAGAGCCGCATCCTCGTCCGGTATCTTGAAGTTCGGTGGGAAGTCGCCTGATTCGTACATCTTCTGCTTGGCTTCATCGACCGGAGGAGCCTCCTTGGGAGCCTCAGCCTGACTGATGGTGTGGTGTTCCTCGAGTAACTGGGCTAGATGGGCCTTGCTTGCAGCAGCCTTGCCCTCGAGTTCCCTGACCAGTGCCTGAGCTTCCTCACTCTTGGCATCAGCAGCCTTGATCGCAGCAGCAGAGGCCAGCTCCCTCTCCTCACGAGCACGAGCCGTGGTTACCTTGATCTCCTGCTCGATCTGGGCTATCCGTTCAGCAGGATCAGCCTCGGGAGATAGGGACTCGTCCCTTTCTTCAGGTACTTCCTGCTGGAATCCGGGATCGGTCTCCCAGTCAGGCGCAGTCATGTCGCCCCGTGGTTGAGCATCGACTACCTCAGGTGGCAGGTTCTGTGCCTCAGGATCGTCAGGATAGGGGAATACCTCGGGCTGACCACCAGCTTGCATCCTCTGGGCCATGTTCCGCATCTTCATGATGTCGAGTGGTACTGCTTGGAATGTCATGGTTATTCTCCTGCGTATCCAACATCTTTAGTCTGGTTGCCGATAAGGTCGATCACGTTCTGGATATCCTCAGGAGAGGCTTCCGATCCACCTTCACCTCCACCGATCATGCCCTTCACCCAGTTCCATAGCTGACCGCCCGGAGACTTGTCGCCAGCGAAGAGAGCTCCGACACCTGAAGCAATGCCAAGCCCTGTCTCGAGTGGTGACTTCATGAACTGATCCTGCCGTCCGACACCTGTAGTGGTAGCCGTGGTCTCTGTCGGTATGTTGAGCCCACCGAATAGCCCACTGTACTCCTTCAGTGCATTGAATGGCTGGTTGATCCGTGCCTGTTCCGTGGCCTGTTGTTCCTTGCCGAGGTTGGAGAGCACACCGATACCACCGACCGCTTGGTTGTATGCAGTGTTCGACAGGTCACTGAACCCACGAGCAGTGTCCAGCCCGATCCGCTTCTCAGCCTGTGCTGCATCGAGTGCCTTGTTGTACCCGCTCTCGAGTGCTCCGTACTGCTTGCCGAGCGTATCCTGAGCTGAAGCCTGAGCTGCATTCCCGTAGACCTGCATGCCTCGCTTCGATCCGAACTGACCAGCACCTACCGCACCAGCAGTCGCACCCGGAGCAAGTACCCGATTGAAGTTCTGAGTGCCGAGTCGTCCCATCTCGTCGACCACATTGGACGTGTAGGGCGACATGAAGCCCTGAATCATGTCCGGAGTGTATGCCTCGGAGACATCCTGTAGCTCACGACCTGCTGCTGCTGTCCCCGGTTCGCCATAGTGGATCGCACTCGGAGCACCTCCGTATGCAGCCTGTTGCAGTGGAGATGGCCCAGCCACCTGACTTGCCCCGGCGAGAGCTGCCTGTCCCTTGGATGCCAGTCCACTGAGGAAGTCGGTGTACCACGATGGAGCTGTGATCTTCGTATTGGCAGTGGTCGTAGTGTTCGGGAACGGCTTGCCTTGTGTTAGGTCAGAGAGTGCCATGATTTACTCCTTTGATTTCGATAGGTATTCTAACGGAGACTTGGCAGCAGGTGGTATCTTATGTGCAGGTGCTGACCGCTTGTGTCTCCTGATCTCCTCACGCATCTTGTCCAGTGCCTTTGCCCCGGCATCGCTCGAGCCATTGCCCAGTGCCGAGACAGTATCAGCGTCCAGAACGTATTCGTCCGGAGATAGCATGGTCGGAACCTCATCAGACTGACCATCTCCCGGCCCCTTGATGTGTAGCCCACGGTTAGCGAGTCTCGGATGTCTGGCGTAGTGCCTGTCCTCAGGCCCCGGAACCATGACAGGGAGGACGTGTCCCCCATCGTTCATCTCTTCCGGATCGTAGGATGCTTCAGCGACAGGCTCGGTACTCCAGTCTTCAGCAGGTGGAGATACACTCTCAGGCTGCGAGAAGGATCGTGGTGGAGTCATGGTCTGTGGTAGCCCAGCCCAGAGTGCTGATGGCCCCTGCCTCATCTCGTTCTTGATCATGTTAGCCTTGGCGAACTCTGGATCGGGAGACGAGCTGTGTGGCTGCTGTGCTGCGAGACCGAATAGCTTGGCCCAGTCCTGCCCACCTGCACCACCCTTGCCAGCTCCACCTCCTCCACCAGTGAATGCTTGGAGTACCTTCAGCCCCTTGCTCGTCCAGTCGTAGGCTTTCTTGGCATTGTCCCAAGTGAAGAAGTCGCTTACCGATCCACCCAACGTACTGGCAGCAGCAGCAGCGTTACCGAATGACATGCCACCAAGACCAGCGAAGGCATCAGCTACCCCACTCTCTGTCAGCCCACCACCGAGGCCAGCATACATATCCGGGATCGTGCCAAGTCCTGTGCTTGCTCCTGTCCCTGCACCACCACCGAGAGCACCACCAGCACCTTCAGCAGCAGCACTACCAGCACCTGAGAATCCACCTGTCAGATATGTTCCACCCAGACCGAGAGCAATCATCGCAGCAGTCATCTTGCCCACGTTCTTCAGGTTCACCCCATTAGGATTAGCACCCCATACTATGTTGGGATCGTATAGCCCGTTGCTGTACCTATCGACACCTTGATCAGTAGAGTTGTGGAAGAGAGGATTCTTCCCACCCCAGTTCTCATCGTTGGCTATGTAGGCTTCACGTTGCTTGGCATTGGCAGTATCGTAAGCAGCACGTTGCTCAGGAGTCAGTGATCCCATGTAGTCACTGCCACTCGTATTGAATGGATCGTGAGTAGAGTAGAACTGATCCTGTGCTTCCTTCAGGCGTTTGGCATCGATCTCAGCGTTCCCAGATGCTCCACCAATACTTTCAATGGTAGGAGCGGAACCGAAGTCACTCCCCAAGGTAGCCGAGCCTCTGGAATACTTGCCATACTGGAATCGTTGCTCAGGGGTAAGCTGCTTCCGTTGAGCCGCAGTCAGTGCGTACTGACCTTTGATCAGATCATCGAGTGTCTGGCTCTTGGCCCATTCAGTATCAGGTGCGACATAACCCTCATCACCCGGCCTCTTGATCGCGTTTATCGGTCTAGCCATGATTAAGCTCCACTATTGCTCAGATTGAGCAGTGCTATTGCCCATGCGTCCCACGTCAAGTATGCCCGAGGAGCCACAAGTCCTTCCTTGTCCAGATCAGTCTGATCGATGAATGAGTCTGCCCAATCGAGCCACTTGCTCTCATCTGCTTCTATTGGCAAGCCCTGATCAGCATATGCCTCACACATGAGAGCTGACCATGATTCGAACGTATGGTATCTGGGATCGTAGGCTATCATTCCTTCCCCAATCTGCTTCTATGTGCATCCTTCATACGCTGGATAGTCTCAGGTGAATGTTTATAGGCTCTCCGCTTATGAGTCTCTTGCATCTTCAGAATTGTCTCTGGAGAATGCTTCCTGCCAAAGAATGTACTCTGTTCACCGGAATGATATACGCGAGTAGATACCATGTTCTGTTTGGCTTCCTTCATTTTCAAGATAGTCTCAGCAGTGTGTTTCTTCCCGAAGAATGGATTCTTATCTCCTGTCATGCCGAACATAGGATTTAGTTCCCCCTTGAGTCCTGCACCCTCACCACCATCAGTCATATTGTAGCCATAAGGAGCTTTCGAGTTTAAGTCCTTAATCAACATACACTCTATATCGCAAGCCATTTCCCATGAGAATGCATCTGCCACATGAGTGAATTCAAATGAATCTACTCCATGCTTGGTCAGTGCTTTGCATAAGTAAGAATTCTGACCTTTAGTCTTATGCTCCTTGAATCTACGCTTAAGGTTGTTCGTGATACCAACATAGCACTTGCCATCGTTAATATTCTTGATGATATACACAGCGATCTTATTTCTCGAATCCACGAACATCACCTGCATCAACGAGTAGCTGCAACCTGCCGAGCTGGTAGCTGCCATCCTGTACGTTGCTCACGAACCGTAGTCGGAGCTCTCTGCGTTGTTGCCTGAGGTCGATCTTCCCCGTGTTAGGCTCGAATGGGAATGGCTGGGAGGTTACATCATCCTGCTGTGCATAGGGACGACCAGTGACGAACATCTCCATGACACCAGTCTGCCTGAAGTCTGGCTCTACGCTATCGAGATGCAGCCACTTGTTCTCACCCTGTAGCCCGGATTGAGATGGCCCACCAGTGACCAGCCCGATATTGTCAGTCTCGAACATGCTCCGGATCGCAGTGATGTTCTGGCCCTTGATCTCATTAGTCCCGAACTCATGTTGCCAGAGGCTGATACGATTGCCAGTGGTCGAGAAGGTAGCCTGTGTCGTGGTCGTGAAGGTAGCCGTCTTGGATAGCTTGATGTGGTAGCCAGTAGGAAGCACACTGATGGTCTGCACGAACGAGTTGGCCTGTATGCCTGATCCTTGTACTAATTGCCCGACAGCGATGTTCATGTTGACTGCGGTATCGATGAAGAACGATCCTGCTGTAGTCGTGATGAGCTGAGTGACCACCACGGTCTCGATGGTGAGCTCAGTCCCGGCATTCACGGGATACCTGAACCCTTGAGCGTAGTACCCTGCCGAGCGTTGTGATCCGGGAGCCGAGCCTGTGTCGTACCATGTGTCCATCCTGATGTTGTAGATCAGGACATCGGTACATTCTGTTGCCTGTCCCCTCGGGTAGAACCACCATATCTCACCGAACTTGGGAACCTTGTTCACCCACACCTTCTGCCGTTGAGCGAAGTTGAGTGCGTCGAGGAACCAGTTGATGTTGATCTCGTTCGGCAGCTCCTTGATCACCCCGTTGTAGAGGAGGAACCTGTCTATCCCGGCCCAGTAGTAGATGCCATCGTACTCGATCACTGACTGACTGGAGAGGATCGTGGACGTGCCGATGACATCGTACCGCCAGAAGATAGTGTCCGGGCCTACTGTACTCGGAGCGAAGCTGACCTTGATGAGACTATCCATCGCCCAGAATAGACCAGATGGTGAGTTCGATCCTCCTCGGACAGCTAATCCCTTGACGATCTTCTGAGATGAGACGTTGGCCTCATTGGAGTCAGGTGCGTTCCAGTCGAAGGCATTCCCGGCAGAGTTATTCTTGATCAGCCCATTATCCCCGTACACGAAGATGTATGGATGGAGTACTACCACCCCACCACTTACCGAGATGGTGTCGCCAGTTGGAGTCGTACCCTGAGTATCGGTGAGCGGATACATGGGAGGATTCACGAGGGTAGGCGAGATCACCCCGGAAGGATCGAATGCCAGCACAGCAGTCTCGGTCGTGTTGTCTATCGAGACGAGGTTCTGACCGGGATGAGCCACGATCAGATTCATTCCATCTCCGGTAGCGTCGAAGTAGCCATCCATTTGCCAGAGGGTGCGCTCATCAGCCACGAATGCCGTAGCCACCACATCGATAGCGAATGAGGGACTCGTCCCTATTCCACCCAGACTCGATACTGGTATGGTGAGCAGGAGATCAGTGATGCCTAATGACTGCTGATATGCATTGCCCGGATTGGTGACCGTGATGTTGGTGACCACCCCCCCCGCGACAGTGACCGTGAAGGTAGCCCCGAAGCCAGTGTTGCCAGTAGCCGATACTCCGGGGTAGACACCATCAGTGAGCCCTGAGCCGGGATTGGTTATGGTCAGAGTAAGCACAGGCCCAGCAGCGAGGTCGTAGGTGGTGAGCCCCGATCCTATCCCATCAGCGTCCACGGATACCTTCTCCATGCCCTCAGGGAAGCCATTGAAGATACGATTGATACCATCTGCCGAGTCGACATAGATGCCTCTGGATGGCCCGTGCATCTCGTCGGTGATCTCACGGTAGCCACTGATCTTCCGAGGCTTGCCACGTTGAAAGCGTACCCACTCACCATCGTTGTAGGTGAGCTTGTCGAGCACAGTCCCATCGCGTTGGATGCCCGGTTTGGTATCGAGTGAGAGTAGAGCTTTAGGCATCTGTTAAGGCCCCATGTCTCGCCATATACCGCCATCGCTTACCAGTCTGCACGAAGCAGCTTGTGAACCAAGTATCAGATTAGTCGCGCCACCATTAGACCTATTGGCAATATTGCTGGCAGATGACTGTAAGACACCAACTGATTGATAAAGAAGGAACATGATCTCTCGTCCCGGAAAGGCAGCAGCACTTGGCATGGTAACGGTCGTGTTTATACCACCCGGTTTATTGACGATGATCCAGTTCTCAGTTGGGCCAACAGTGAAGTCAGCAGTCTTGATGACAGGCACACCACGATTGAGGTAGCCAACAGTTGCTGCACCACCTACAGTCAGAGTGCCAGCCACACTCAGATTGGTGAATGCCAGTGATCCGGCAGAGAGTGCGCCGACTACAGTCAGGGAGCCGGGTATTGTGACCAGCCCTGCGTTATCGATAGTCAGTACATCCTGACCACCACTTACCCCGATAGTGCCGGATATCTTGAACTTGGCTCCATCAGTCCTGTCTATCCCAACACTGTAGCCTTTTACACCCGGTATAAAGTAGACAGTATAAGGATCGCCACCAGCAGCACCACCAGTCTGGATAACCTGTCTTGCATTGCTGGCAGTATTGGTATTGTCTGTATTCTGGATAACAAAAGATAATTCCACTCCAACATAGTTGGCTATGATGTTTGCACTGTTAGATGCTGAGAATGCGCCAGTAAGATTAAGGTTGGCATTAACGTTCAGTGTGCCTCTAATTGTTACAGTACCCGCATTTAAAGCACCAGCAGCATCAATGGCTATACGCTCAATAGAACCTGTTTGAATAGATATTGGTAATACTGTTACCACTGAGCCACGAACAATGGAATCTATCCTAGCCTGAGTAGACTGCATTGACACAATCATGGTCGCGCAGTTGTCAGGGTCAGAACCATTGTTCAAAGCAAGACTTGCAGAGTTCCCTGTACCATTTGGCAGAAAGCCAACAATAGTGGCTGCATTGGCTGTGCTGGTCTGGAAGTGAGTCCTGCTGGCTATTGGTGGGAAGGTGGTGAAGTCAGCCAGTATCCTGCGTCCTACTCCTGAGATAACCAGATTGCCATCAAGTGTAGTCTCTCCAGCCACACCAATAGTTAGCCGTGCAATGTCACTTGTTCTAAAGATTAGCGGAAGGTATGCACCAGTTCCTCGCCTTGATGCTGATACCAGTGCGAAAGTTTGAGAGGATGCTAACTGGATTATCGGGCTGTTATCGATATCAACACCATTGGCATAAGCTGCAAAGCCAGATTGGGTAGCAGTACCATTTGGGATAACTTCTACAGATGAGACTGCATTCACGGTAGAGGTGACAAACATCGTGCGGCTTGAGAATGGTGCTGATGAGAAGTCACCTTGAATCCTCCTGCCAGCCCCTGAGAACACCAGATTGCCAAAGTGTGTAGTCTCACCAGCCACCCCGATGTTCACCCTCTCTATGTCACTGGTCAGGAATGAGATAGGTAGGAATGGAGCAGCACCTTGTCTGGTTGAGTTTAGTTGGGCTGCTACTGCTGATATTCCATGTGCAAATCTTGAGCCAAGCAAAGGATCAGAATTGTTATTGGCTATAAAGTTAGAAGAAACATTAGTGCCATTTGGTATAGCCTCAATATTAGTTCCACCATTCACCACCGAAGTCTGGAACATCGTCCTGAGATTGATAGGAGATGTAGTAAAGTCAGCCTGTATCCTCCTGCTTGCTCCAATCCAGTTCAGGTTGCCTATGAGTGCAATAGTGCCATCTGCACCTATGATGAGTCTCTCAACATCACTTGTCTGGAACGAGAGAGGCAGGAATGCCCCAGTTCCTCGTCTCCCAGACCGCACTACGGCAGTATTAATGTCTATGACGATTTGAGCTATCGAACCATTGTCTGGATCACTGTTGTTGTTGACAGTGAAGTTCGAGCTAGTACCCGTTCCATTAGGGATCACTTCCACCCCAGATGCTGTATTCGCTATGGAGTTCTGGAATAGCAGACGATTGGCTACTACGGCATCGGAGAGGTTACCCGTGATCCTTCTGCCGATCCCCAAGAAGGCCAGACTGCCAATGATCCTGAGTATGGAAGCACCCCACTCTCCTACCTGAGTGCCGAGGATCGTGAAGCCATATCTCCCCGGCCCCGGACGATAGACACCAGTAGTAGGCTCGGTAGCGAAGTACATGGCAGGTGCAGCAGCAGAGCCATCAGGCAGTGCGAAGTTCACCGGGCCAGCAGAGATACTGTTAGCGTTGACGATATTGATCGAGTCATTGATCACTGTCGCCTGTTCCCCAGCCGGGATGATCGCATCAGCACCACCAGTATTGGTCGTGAGCCGGATCGTGAACCCATCAGGAGAGGTCGTAGCGTTCTGGACGAAGTAGACCTGAATGGTAGGAGGCAGCACTATCACCACGTTGCTGGTCAGGTTGCCGGAGCTCACGAACTTCATCATCGTGTTGGATGCTTCGGATGGAGTCAGTGTGTATGTTCCACCCGATACCTGCTTGACGAGCTGGGAGAAGTTGAACTGGGTATTCTTGCCGAGTCCTACCGTGTAGAAGTTGGTTCCATCACACCCGATGAAGCATGAGTCAGTAGGCTGAAGACTGATCGATACAGCACCGTTGATAGTCCCCGAGGTGGTAGTGATGGTCAGCAGTCCAGTGCCGTTATTCCTGATGTTCACGAACCAGTCAGGCCCATACAGGCCACCAGTCAGCAGCGTGAATACCCCTGCTCCGCCTACCCAGATGATGAGATTGGCCCTGTCAGTTGGCTGTATGACATAGTTCGAGTTAATCAGGACGATAGGAAGTGACTGATTGAGCTTCGAGTCGAGTGCTACCAGTCCATTCCCAGCCAGCGCAGCAGCATCAACAGCAGAAGTACCAGCACCAAAAGTAAAGGTGTGCCAGAGACCTTGTTCATCGTCGTTCTCCGAGATGTAGATGTACCTTGCCTGACCGGGATTGATGGTCACAATGTCATTAATCCCATCGAAGTCCTGCACCGTGAATGCTTCAGCACCCACATTCCGCATCAGAATGTCCTCACCTACCGAGGCTTGGTTGGCTGGAGGCAGTCTGAGGTTGAATAGAGCTGATCCGGAGGTGACTTCAGTGATCCGAGCGATCATCGTCAGGTCAGGATCGCCATTGATAGGCCACTGAGTCTGGAGATTTTCCGTGGTAAGGTCGATAGTGGTCAGCGAAACGTCCGTTGGCTGGATCACATTCCCTGTAAATGGTGAGTTATAGCTGGTCATGTCTTATGTACCCTTAACATATGCGCTTCTATCGACAATTCGCTCAGTTTCCTCGGTCTTCAGGCTGTTCAGGAAGCCCTCGAACTCACTCTTCCATAGCACTACACGCTCATCGTTCTTCAGATAGGGTGCAGATTGCAGTAATGAGCCATAAAGCAGGGCCTGAGGAGCATTCTGAGTGAACCAGTTGCTCTGATTGTCACTGGATAGAGGTGGAATCCCGTAGAAAGTGACCTCGAACTCGTATGGAGCGTCCGGAGTGGGTGCTACGAGCCAATGATCGTAGTCATAATCGGCATAATACTTAGGGACACGTCCCTCATCGGCATCTGTAGCGTAAGTCCTTAATACTTCGTACTTTCTTAGGAATACTGGCTGCTTCTTGTCGTTCACAGTGATGTTCATCGAGACAGTCTTGCGCCATCCAGCGGGTTTCACGAGGATTGGGTCAGCCAGAGTGAGATTTCCGGTCGCTACGACCAGATTGCCGAGGAACTTGAGGTTAGCCGCTATGATCAGCTCGGCAAGGCTGATGAATCGTGGTATCTGGGAGAGAGTATCAGCGTCAGTGCGCTCCAGATAGTGTTCTATGTCCAGTACCAGACTGTTGTACGTCATTACTACTGCTGTGGTCATGGTGAATCCCCTATCTGGCGTGTGTCTGGTGTCCTAGCCTTGCCCTTGTTATTCTATCAAGAATGTCCTGTAATCCCATGTTATCAATGCTATCACCACGTAATCTGGCTACCATATCGCGCTTTCTGGGAGATATCATGTCAAGCAGCTTGTCCCGATTGACCAGCCTGTAGTGCAGCACCAGCCTGTGCAGCGAGTCAGGGAGCATGCATTCCTCGAGTATCCCCTTCGATCTCAGCGTCCCGAGTAGCTGGTTCACCTCGCCATAGGTACGGCAGAACTTCTTGCATACGTCCCTGAAGTTGCGTGAGTTGAACACCTCGCCACTGTCATATACGTCCAGTATCTTCTCGTTGATCGACTCAGAGAACGACTTCTTGTCCTGTGCCATGATAATCTCCATTAAGGACTCGTCCCTTTTTATCCAGACCGTATGATCCGCCAGAATAACCCAGTGCTTATCAGGTCAGCCCATCTGCCTACAGGATTAGCAAGGATGGCATTGGTTGGCCCAGAGCCGTTCTGCTGGATGATATTGTCTTCAGATGAATTGAGTGCCTGTGGTGCTCCATTGATGAATGTCACCTGTCGGCCTACATGAAGAGCAGGATCAAGCATCGTAACAATGCATGTTCCGGGCTTGTCATTGATCACAATCCTGTCGCTTTCAGACATGACAAAGTCATCGAACTTCAGCACTGGTACTTCACCTACCGTGCTTGGTAACACTGGCACTACATCTAAGCTGACGATTCTGCCCTTCTCATCCACATTGATTCTAGGGATCATGTCACCCGTACCGTACTCACCCGGCGTGACACCAGTGTCAGGTAGTGGGGCCAGCGCGATCTCATCCAGTGCCACGGACTTGGTCGTCCCATCTTGAAAGACGAGGGTCAGCTCAGTCCCGGTTAGTGGCACGGTAGCGAATGGCAGGTCAATTATTCTCTTAGATGGCATCTCATAGCTCCAGTACGTCTAGGTTCCCATTGGCTTCAGGTATCGATGAGTTCTCAACGAATATCTGGAAGGCAGAGGTCTCCTCGGTGATCAGTGTCAGTGGCTCAGGCATATCAGGGTAGTTGTCAGGTCTCGCGTACCGGATGGCGATCTTGTCAGGTGATCGTGCCGGGAGTCTCCACGGATCGAATTCATCATTGCAGTTCTTGTTGCACACACGGAGTCCGGGGTTGTTCCTGTCAGCACTGAGGTCGACATATGGTCGCTTCATACCGCACCTGTCGCAGATCGCTACAGAGAGTATGGTCTTGCTTCGAGTGTCTAGGAATAGTGGCATCTATATCTTCGTGTAGCATCTAACGTTAGGTAGCCACCGGATCGGGCTACGGTCGTATTCAGCGTCCTCCGCTTCACCTCGATGTATGTTCATCTGAGTCTCGAGGTACTGTATCCTCTGCAAGTCGACACCCGGCAGCTCGAGTGACATCTTGTGGGCCAGCGAGAAGATGATCGCCTCATACCATCTCTGGGGTATCTCGATCTCACCTTGCAAGTCACCCACGTCCATGATGTACCGGGAGCAGTACACTACGATCTGAGTGAAGTAGTTGTTGGGTACAGGCCACACCTGAATGTTGGGTACGTTGATCGTGTGATCCATCCAGTATTGAACAGGCTGATTGCTCGGGTATGTCTTGTTCGGGAGATTGGTGTAGTCATCCCGGTTAAGTCGAGAGAGGGTGATCTCGGATGGATTGCTCCCCACGTAGAGCTCACGGACATTCAGGAAGCCTCCTGCTGTCTCACGTATCCGGTAGTACCTGACGCTCTTGCCGGGATCGATGTCGTACCAGAGCCACTGACCATCCACCCACATAGTCTTGGGAACAGCTTGCAGGAGGTTCCACACGATCCCATCCTCAGAGTACTCGATGACAATGGTAAAAGGGGACGATTCCCCTGCCAGTATTCCGACCGATGTGACGTAGACAGGCTCAGGTAGGCTTACCCCGAGGAACCCATCAGCTATGGCCTGTACGCACTTGGTACTCACATCACCATCCAGAGCAAGTTGACCATCACCATCGGACATGATCGCTATGCCTGTATTCCGGTTCATGCGCCGATAGAAGGCATTGAGCACGTCTATTGAGCCGAGAGGCAGATAGTAGGTGTACTTGTGCGAGATCGTGCCGATGACCGTCTTCTGGATCGCCCAGTACTGTATGCCACGGTTCCCCATGTGCGATAGCAGGAAGTAGAGCGATTCACGGGCAGACTGTATCTGTTCGACCGTCAGCTCCTCTGCGAACTTACCGCAGCGTCTGACCGCGTGTTCGATGAGCTGCATGACATCAATCACTGTCTGGCTGACTGTTCCTGAGAATGGCATGATTACCTCTTCTTGATCTTCGTAGGTAGTCCCTTGGTGGTTGGAGTGGCAGCGAGGTACTCCTTGCCCACCTTCTGAGGAATACCCTTGGCCTTCGCCAGCTTCGGATTGGTAGCCACTGCTGCCATGAGCTTCAGTTGAGCCTTACTCTTGGCTGGCATTATCTGGCCCTCGATCTAACTCTGCCACCCTTCTTCTGAGCCGGGACGGTCTGGGCAGTAGCAGCTTGTTGAGGAACCCATTGTCCACCAGCATTCTGAACCAGTTGCCCACCACTCACCCGAGCCTGATTAGGCACATACTTGTTGGGTCGATCCAAGAATCCGATAGGCCCACCACTGAAGCCACCATAGCTGCCATTGTTCTGCCCGTACCAATCGTACCCACCATAGCCACCATTAGGAGGAGGCTGACCAGTTCCCGGAGGAGTCTGAGTCGCGGGAGGAGTCGTACTGGCAGGAGGAGGCTGCGTAGTCGCTGGAGGTGGTTGAGACGCATCAGGTGTAGGACTCAACGAGGTCAGTGGAGGCATGTTCCTAGTAGCCCGACGATCATTGATCAGCTTCAGGAACCCTTCCATGCTTGGCCCGGATGGTGTCGCTGCCGAGCCAGTATCTGCCCCCTGTCCTTGATCAGCGAATGTCCACGGGTCTTTGGATGGGCCAGCACCACCAGCGTACTGACGGATATCCTTAGCCAAGTCCAAGTTGGTAGAAGCAGGGGTATTCTTCATCTGTGTTTGATAAGCAGCATCTCTGTATGGATCAGCAGATGTAGGCAATTGTCGCGCTATCAGAGCAGCTATCTCTGGATTAGTCTTAGCCATTTCCTGCGCCTGAGCCAATGATATGTATGGAGCAGTGCCACCAGCCTCCATTGCATGAGGCAATCTGATGTTAGTGTTCCCCGGCAACCTGTACCCCTGATTAGGATCGTTCAGCTTGGATTGTTGATTGGCTACGATCTTCTGCCAGTATTGCATATCACCTACAGGGTCAGACTTTGCTCCCTTAACAGGCATATTGTTAAGCCTAAAGAACTCATCCCTCCATGCCTTAGCCTTAGCTACTTCAGCAGGATCATTCTGCTTCTTGTAAGTATCGGTAGCCATCGTTGCTGTAGCCATCCTCTTGTTGAAGGCATCAGCAGATTCAGCAGGGTCTTTCTCGTACTGGTATTGACCACCCTCAGCCAGACGAGCCACCCGGCCTCCAGTAGCCAACTTCTGAACGTGACCAGTAGCAGCATTCCCACCTGACATGCTGCTCTTCATCTTGGTCATGGACTTGAAGCCAGTGTCCTCTACTCCTGACACGGGCATGGCACTAGACTTTTTTTTTACTACTCCGCCTTCCTTCTTGCAGTCAACCTTACCGCCATCCTTGAGACCTAGTCCTCTCCCTATCCTTCTGCCACGATCACGACCTAGATCGATACCTTCATCACCACCTTGTTGCGGGAATTGAGCCCCCATCTGTCTGGTTGCATCACCAAATGCAGCAGGTGGAGGAGGAGCCTGTGGAGCTGGAGCAGCAGGAGGTGGAATCGGCCCTTGAGATGCCTGACGACGAGCAATCAGGTCTTGGATACCGCCACCACCCTGAGCCTCTATCGCACCACCATCAGCGTACTTCTTGACCTTACCACCCTCCTTCTTGCCCTTGCCGATAGCGATCATCACATCGAGCTTAGGCTTGACCTTAGGCTTGAGCTTCATCGCCTTCCGACGAGCAGCAGCAGATGGCTTGCCCGGAGCAGCACTTTCATCATCACCAGCCTTACCTTTGCCGAATGCAGGAGGCAGTAGAGCCGCCAGTCCACCACCAGCCTTCTTGACTGCCCCGCCCTTCTTGTAGCCCTTG